GACGTGGACCCGGACAAGGCCACCGAGGTGGCTCGGGCGTTGCAGGCTTGGAGCACGTTTGTGTCCTACGACCCGCCTCTGGAAATGAGGCACGCCCTAATGCGCCTGGAGACTGTCAGCGCACGCCTCGGTACCCGGCTGGTCAACACCCTCGCCCTCGGGTTGGAGTGTATTGACGCCGCCCTGGGAAGCGTCAAGTGAGGGCTCCCCAGACCATCGGAGAGTGTCAGTCCCTGATCAAGACCTGTGAAGAGCAGATTGCGCTGCTGCAAAGGGAACAGGCCGAAGCTGACGCTAAGGCCAAGGCTGACGCTAAGGCTGACGCCGACAAAGCCCCTGTTTGGGCCACCCAGCGGCAGGAAAACATCGAAAGGTGGAACAATCTCTTCCAGCAGCTCAAGGGTAAGCCCTGTTGTGTGAGTAGGAATCACAACATGGAGATCGACCCCGCAGACATCACCCCTCCGTGGTACGGGGGGGAGGTCGATCAAGACGCTTACGCTGAGGGGGAGATAGGCTGGCCTGAGTCTGAGTGTGCCGATGGGACTCTCATAGAGTGTCAGATCACCCCTGTGGACTATGAAACGCTGTGCCAGGAATATCCCTGTGCCAGCTTGGATGTGCTGAGGCACGTCAACGTCGGGGTTGTCTGCAAGGTGCGCCTGTCCGATGGTTCCATTTGGCAAATGACAGAGACCACAGGCCCCCACTTCTTCAGTCCTTGGCCTGAGGGTTACCCAGAACGGACAGGGTACGGTTTGCTGTTGGGATGGCAAATCCCGACTGACCACGGTCCTGGCACCCCTGAAAGTGTGGATTTTGACACTGTCTGGTGTGTGGACGACCCGGAAATGCCCCCGGAGTGGGACACACTGGAAATGAAGGGGACGGGATGAACGACACCGTACACCGCATCGTGATGATAGCTTTCGAGGTGGGTTTCTTCGTGTTCCTGTTCCTTTACATTAGGAGCTACCGGAACGAGGCCATCCTGCATCGGATGGTGAAGCACCTGGAGTATAGGCTAGAGGCCATCAGCCACCCGGAAACGAACACGTACTGCCTCTACTGCGGAGTCAATCGGTTCAAGCAGCCTTGCAATAGCGAGGTCGATCACACGAAGCCGCCCTCGGAAGAGGGCTGTTACTGTCACATTTGTGGAGCAGCACCAGGAAAGCCCTGCGATGCTGGTCTCCACTCATAGAGGAGGACGAGATGAGGAAGATCTTGGTGATCCTGTGTCTGCTGGCGTTCGGGCTGGCTGTGGGTGGCTGCGGCTACATGGTGGGCGAGGATGACGCCGTCAAGGCGGCGACCTCCTCGGGGATGTCTGACGTGACTGTACTCAGCACACACCAGCTCTCCCCGCACTGGTTCGGAGGCTGCTCCGGGTCGGACGACGCCGCCTTTAAGATGGCGGGTATGAACGTTGCGGGCGAGAAGGTCAATTTCACCGTTTGCTGCGGAGCGGTGGCCAAGGGCTGCACCGTCCGCTTCTAGGAGGAACGTCATGGGAACTGCGCTGATCATTGCTGGCCTCAGCATCGTGTTTATCGGTTTCGTTTTCGCTGTCCTGAACTTCAAGAAGAACTTCCGCATCGACCGGGACATGAGCAGCGCCGACGTGCTGAAGGGCTTCGGCAAGCACCTCACCGCAATGCTGATCGTGGTAAGCGGGTTCATCCTCGCCGCCATCGGCGTTGTGCTCTCGGTCGCCCACCACTTTGGAGGATAACCCATGCTGGAATCAAGCCTCCCCCTGTGTCCCTGCGGGCACTTCAACTACCGATCCGGGGGTGCCCACATCGGCCCAGATCGATCCTCCCAGTGGTTTTTCTGCGAGGAGTGCGGGCGTCCGGTGCTGACCATCGCAGATGCGGGGGTTGTCCATTTGCTCACAGCGTCCCTTACCCCGAAGCTCCCCCTGTCCGAGTTCCCTCAGGAGGGGCTTGACTGGGCGAACACGATCCTCAACGTCCACATCGCTGACCGGAACGACCGTTACAGCACGGCTGCGAAGCACTGGGCGAAGACCTTCGCCTGGGACGCCGTCTGCGACGAGCAGGGCTTCCCGCACGGGACTACTGTGGGGTGGGAGGCCCTCCCCGAGGAGGAGCGGACGGCGGGCCATAACGGGGTCAACTTCCTGCAGGATGTGTCCGAGACGAAGATCCCCGAGACCACGGACCAAGAGCTGGTGGACAAGTTCCGGGACCGCTGGCGTGACCTGGAGAGGGCGTGCCCCTTCTCCCCAGGCACCCGCCTGCCGCCTCATGTGCCCGAGTGTCTCAGCGTGCGGGTCGGGTTCTATGTCAGCGGCCTCGGTGAGAACGTCGCCTGGAGTCCTCTCGTCAGCCACACTGAGACCAAGGACATCCCCATCCCCGAAGACCCTCGGCGGCGCAAGAACCTGGAGTTCTGGAAGGGCGTCTTCGATGAGTTGCGGGGTAAAGGCTACGCCTTCAGCGAGCCGGAAGAAACGCAGAACTGCTACTGGAAGGATTCGAACAAAACGGAGCCTTGGTTCACCTTCACCCACGGCAAAACCGGATATCTCCTCGGCCCCCGTAAGCGGGTCTATTCCATTCACATGAGGAAGGGTACCCGCTTCCCCCTGAAACGGCAGACGGCGGTCTTCGGGAAGCTCGGGAAACGTGACAAGGTCACCTACGAGGTCGGGAATGACGATGCCCTGATCCACGCCTGGGGGCGGGACAAGCTCATCGAATACCTGACGGCTGCGATGGAGGCGTAATGAGTCAGACCATTTCTATCGACCGGATCCAGGTGTTGCACTTCGCTGACGGGGTAGATCGGGTGGAAATCCTCACGGACAAACCCTACCGTTCCTTAAAACCTGCTAGAATGTAACAGGCATCAAGTTTGAAGCTGTGCCGAATCTTGGTGACCCAAGTACCTCGGTAGTAAACTTCCGGCCCAACGGTAAGGGCTCGGATGACGGTTGCTCCTTCCGTCCGAATCCCAAGGAACTGGTCCGTCGAAGACGGAATCGCTCTCTCAGCACTCGTTTTACGCCTCGTGGGTGATCGTTAGTACCAATGTGTTCACCCCCAGAACATCTGGGCACACCAGAACCTCCTACCCAATCAGCATAAGCCTTCCTGCCATAACAGCCTCCTGTTTCAAGCAGGAACAATTAGACTTTAGTAAGTTTGAGGGGTACTGTCAAGTACCCCTTCTTTGAGGACGACGGAGACTTGTCGTTAACCCTCAGTTTCACAATCCCAAGGAAAGACACGGCGAGGTACCTCAAGGAACACCTGGGGGTCACCCGCTACCAGGAGTTCAGACGACGGGGAAGTCGCACCAAGGCGACTAGTGGGATCATCTGGGGGACCGTCCGAGTAGTTAATGGTGTACATGAGGACGCTAATGGATACCCGAAGGGCCAGGAGACAAAATGATACCCTGTAGTGCTCGCTGCCCAAACAAAATAGTGGATGGCCGCTGCATTAACGAAATCACAGTAGCCCCTGCTTCCTACACAGACGAGGAATGGGCTGAATGCATGGAGGACATGGGGTATGAACCGGATAAGATCCCATCTCGCAAAGACATGGTGGTAGCGGGGTATTTCGACATCTTTATGGAAACCCGTTTCTTCCGAGTCCCACGAGGCACACACATCTACATCTGGGATGTGGAAGGTCTCGTAGCACAAGGGGACAGCGAAAGCTCGACCATCGTGCGAACCAGAGGGGCCGTTAATGGACGTCTCCCTTGGCTTGAGAAGGAGCATTCCTCCTGGGTGCTCCTGTGGAAAGGTGCCGATGGTCGCCTTCGGGGGGCATCCCGTGCAACGTGCATCCCCCTAGAAGACAGGTGACGGCAGTATAACTGTCACAACCTGACAGCCCCGTCCGTCCTGTCAGGCAGGAGGAAACATGAAGACACCAAGCATCGCAATGAGCCCTTTCGTGGACCGGCAACGGGATCCCAACAGCGGACTCACCCACTGGGAGATCACGGACGAGGAACTGCTCAAACGGGTCCAGGAGAACTTCGACCTCCAGCGCCCTGGCTACCGGGACGGCGTCGTCTTGGTGCCCGTCTCACCCGATGGTTTCAAAGCAGGGATCCGTGTGCTCCAGGAGGGGGACAAGCTCCGGGGGTCCTACAAGGCCCGGAGGGACGGCGAGACGCCCCGCATGTCCGTTGGGTACGAGTGCCCCACGCCCATCTCGGAGGCCAAGGTGACGCCCCGGTCGGTGGACGTCGTGCTCTACCATCGGGATGTCCTGGCCGAGGACGAAACCTACGTCGAGACCGAGTGGAACGTCATCTGTGTGCTGGGGAAGTTCTGTTCTGCGGAGGATGAGGAGCCGATGATCCCTCAAACCCTGATGGCCAACCACTTCGGGGATGACGGTGGCTCGGCCACGGGGATGTCGCCGGAGGCTTTCGAGGCCGCTCTGAAGGCCTCCTACTACTACTGGCGGGACAAGGTGATGCTGGGCTAGATTTCAATCCACGCATCCATTTCTAAAGGACACGACCTACTTTAAGGGGTCTCGGTGACCACCTCGGAGCCGATTTTTGTAGCGTCCCGTTCCCGGAGGGCCTTGAGTTCTTTGAGCCACTCAGCCAATTGCTGGTGCTCCACCGCACAGGTGCAGTCGGGGCCATCCTTGTGCTTCTGGCGGGCTGTGTCCTCAGCGTGCTCTATTGCCTCATCCAGTGTCATTCAGGTGCTCCTTCGATGTCCTCAAACAGGACAGGGGTCCGTGTTCGTAGCTCCTTCAACAGGGGGATCGTCACCTCCCGCATCTGCGGGTGGGCAGCGTGGGCTGTCCGTTGTTTCCTTATGAGACGCCATTCCCTGATGTTTGCCGTGACAAAGATCTCGGTCTTGGTGGAGTTGGGTAGAACGCTCCGGGCCTGCTGTGGTGTCCACTGTGCTCCCCGAAGGGCCTGGTAGTGACCTTCAGCCTGGAGCATAGCGTTCAGCCACATTCTGACAGGGTCCTCGGGCATCAACCAGACGTCCTGATAGAAAGCTTCGCCTTCCTTCGTCTGCCAGACCCGGCGGTAGTTGTCCTGTTCCCAATGTAACCAGTAGCCACCCTCGTACTCGGAACCGAACCAAGATGGGATGATGAACTGGCAGTGGCCGTCCGACTTCATTCCTGTGTAATCCACGTAACGGCTGCTTTCCTGGGAGAAGGACGCAAGCCTGTGTCGAACCAACTCGTGCGAGATCCCCCGATCAACCACGAACCGCACGGTGAACCCAGCGTGCTCCAGGATGGATTCGTGACCTTGCCTGAGGCGCTTCCGCACGAAGGCCTTCGGGTTGCCCCTCGGCTCGCTCTTGTAGCAGATACGCCCGGCACGCTCGATGAGACGCAGTGCATCATCACCGAACAGTCCCTCTTCGATGTGGAAGCTGGGTTTCAACAGGATCATGAGGTCTTCCTTTTGAAGGTGTAGACCCAGACCCAGGGGTTGTCCTTCCAACGGAAATCAGGTTTGGCGAGGCTGTCCCAAAGGGCTGCGAAGGCAGTTTGGGCTGAGTAGAAATCAGCGTCAACACCCGGAGCGTGAAATAACCATTTGCCGGGGCGCACGTCCTGCATCTCGATCCCTTCCGCAATGCAGTCGTCCTCGCTAATGTCCTGCAACCGTTCGACACTCACGTTGGTGATGCGGAGCCAGGTGCGGGCATATGCCGCCGACAAGCCCTTTCCAGATACAGGAACCCAACCATTGCCCTTTGGCTGGTAGAACCGAATAGAGCTTCCTGTCACATTACTCCAAAAGGGCTCCTGAAGGTAGACACTGTCACCAGTAAGATAACGGGGTTGGATGTTGTGGTGCCACTCCCCGCCGCAACCAGACTCGGTCACAACAAACACAGGTTGATCATCTTCGTTTTGCCCCTGACGAATGACACCCCCTTGGTCGGGTTGCGGTTTCACCACCCTACGGGTTTGGGTCTTGCTGTCATCTCTCAGCTTAGGCAAAAGAACGTCTACGAATCGAATTCCTGTGCTCATTACCTGATCTCCGTTGTGTCCGTAGACCTTTCGGGCATCTGAATAGACAGCACACGCCCATCCTCCAACAGGATGTCTCCGAGCCTCTCCCCGCCGTGCCCACAGCAACTTGCCACGGTGATGATGTTGGCTGCGTTCAGGGCGGCTACAATATCAGCAATACAGATGTCAATCTCCTGCCGACGTCCCCGAAGGGCCATGGGCACCTGATGCTCGTAACTGCCAACAGGGCAACAGCCTCCTGCTCGGATTTTACGGGCCAAACGGTTGGTGGAGCCTGTTCCGTCACTCATCGGCCAACACTCTTCTTCAGCAGCTTGTCACGGAGGAATTTGAACACTTGCCAGACCTGGGGTTGATGCGGTTGCCGTGCGAGTGCCTCGATGTCATCCACATCGGGATAGGTTGTTCGGAGGCGGCGGAGCACCTCCTTGTAGTAGAT